CTAGCGAATTCATGCTGCGATTGTATTGCCATTCGACGAGCTCTAATTGGTCGGGGTCGGTTAGCCCGTATTTGCTGACGGCTTGATAACGACTAAATTTGCCGTTTGCTGTTTCGACTTCGGCTTTATACTGTTCGATTTGCTGCTGCAAAGTATCAATCGTCGATAACTTGCCCTGCATCGTGTCGATAGTTTCCTGCAATGCGGTTGCCTGCGCTTCGGCTTCGGCAGCGCGCGCCGACATTTTTTGCAGTCTTTGGCTTATAGCACTTTCCATATCTGATTTTAAAACGTATGTTTTCCCGTCGTGTTCTATAGTTTGCATTGTGGTCTTTCCTGTGGTTTAAAGAAATTGTGCGCGTTCGCGTCGTATTTTTTCCAATAACTCAACGGTGCCCTGATAATCTAAATCGGGGTTAAGCATTTGGATTGCGTTAATTGGTGAGATAAGCCCCGCGGCTAGCTTTTCGGTTATATCTTCGCGCTGCGCTTTAAGCTCGTCGGGCGACAGCTCTAACGACTGATAGCTGACGCGGTAACCGCTTTCGGGCAGTGACGTTCCTAAATAGCGATTACATAGCGCAGCCGACTTCGCTAACAGTTCTTCGTCACCCATTCGAAACACGGGCGCGTATTTCCTTTGCGCTTCGCGTTGCCCTGCTTTGTCGATTGATAAAGCATAACCGCTTCGAGGGTCGGCATTTCGTCGGGTAATGTTATCGGGCGATATGCCTGCCGACGTCGCGACCCGCATTTCGTATTTGGCAATACTTTCCAATAAATCGGCAGGGCTGACGGGCGGCTGAAATACGCCGACTAACGGCTGCCCTGTCGTGTCGGGGTCGGTTTGCAAAACCAATATGCTGCTAGGGTCGGTCGCTACAGCTGCGCGCCGTGCATTGCTATCGACGTCCATTGAGTTTAAGCCGGCAACGGATGCGCCTAAAATATATTTTTGTGCCCATGCGTTATCGCGCACGCAATGCAAAAACATCGAATATAAAACCGCCGACGTAAGGCTGCCCCATACCTGCGAGCTATTGTCTAGGAAATTCCACATTTGCCCCGTTTTTTCGGCATGGTATACGGTGAGAGGCATAAAAGGCACGCCTGCGCTATTCCTAAACGGGTAATCGTCGCCGATGCGCTTTGGGTGGCCCATATACATTTCGGAACAATCGTGCCCCAAATGCCCGCTTTTGTCGACCGTATACATAGCAAACGACGGCAGGTTATAGTCGCGCAGGTCGATAACATCTGCAACCCATTCCTGCTTACCTGTTATCGGGTTAACCCTTATGCGGTATTCGCGATAATAACGGGGTATATCGGGCATATCGGGATCGGTTTCGATATAAACATTATCGGGCGTGACTAATCTATAAGTTAAACCGCCTTGCCCCGTTTCGTCGTGCTTGACGACTTCGACGCGCATAATGCTTTCGCGCATGCCCAAAACGAATTGCTGCGTGCGCTGCATCATCGGCCATAAACCCGCCTTCGTTGCATACCCTTCGCGGCCTAGCAATGCAGATATATCGCCAGGGGCTGCGACCGTTGGGCTTTCCGTATACAGTACAGAAAGCTGCCGCGTGATTTGTTCGAACGGGTTGCTGCTTAAGTCCGCAGGCCCCCATGCTTCGCGCCTATCTGCCGATAGATGCCGCGCTAATTCATCTTCTAGGTCTATTTCCCATTCGCCGGTTAGCATCCGTTTTCGAAGCCCGCTATGCTCCCAGCGTCTTTGGTCTAGGTTTGTCGGAGCTGTCGGTTTTACGGGGAAAGTATAATTAAGCATTAGTACATCCGAATTTTAGCGGGCGGTTTAAACTTATTATGTATAACCGGCATTACAGCATAGCGCAGCGCGTCGATTGCGTGCCCATGCGGGTCGGTTGATTTGGCAGACGAAGTCCGTTTTAATGTCCATCGTTGCAACGACGTAATTAACTTTGCACATTCGGGCCGCACATAAAAATCTTTTCTTGCCATAATGCTATATATCATAGACGCCGAATAATAAACGGAATTTTTAAACTTTAAGGCAGTGCGTATCGTGAACGGCAAACCGCGGGGCGGCAGCTGCAAGATATTTTCGAAGGCACGCATTAAAAGGCCGTTTGACATTTTAAAACCCGTTTTGCCCCTGCCGGAAAAATGCGCCCCGTCGCCTGTCCATGTACATAACGCAGGGTCAATTTGATGCCGTTTAAGCATTTCCAATATGCCGCGGCAATGGTGTTCGGGCGATGCTGCCCCCGCTATGTATTCGCCCAAAACATATATGCGGGGCTTTTGGGCATCCTGCATATCGATTGCCGTAAGGATTGCAATTTGTGTTCCTGGTTGCGAGCCGTGGTCAATGCCGACCGCAAATTTATAATCGCCGCCCGAAGGCACGGGCGCGCCCGAAATCATAGAAGGGTCGAAGCGGTCGAAAACGAGCTGCGTCGGGTCGATTCCGACGTCCCATGAACCACTTATGCGCGCTTCGCGGTCGATAGGCAGATATGTTTCGGTTATTTTGTCGATTTGCGGCTGCGTTAATAACGGTTCGCAATCTAAAGGCGTCGTATCTTCGACCGTTAACGGGGCGCGATGGCATGATATGCGCCCATCTTCGACCATTTGCCGAAGGTAGCTAACGTCGCAGCCTACAGGCGTCATCGTTATAGCTATCGTTCCTGTTTTGCCGCCCCTGCCCCCGCGAAGGACACGCGCTGCGAGCTCTCCCCATACATCTTCGGGGATAGGTTCGTCGATTGCAACGAAACCAATAGAAGCCGACGCAAGGCCTAGCCCCTGCGCTGCTGTCTTTATTCTGATTATGCTGCCGTTTTTAAATCGGACGATGGGAACCTGCCCCCGAAAACCTTTGCCTGGCACAAATACGCAATCATCATGCAACGCCCCCGCAGGTATCATTTCGAAAAGCTTTTGCTGAATTGTGCGGCTTTGGTCGTGGCTATGCGTGATAAGCCAACTTTCGTTCGGGGGCGGGTCGGTCTTTAGATACGGATGCAAACCTAATGCCCGATATAGCAACGAAACGACGGACGCGCGCGTTTTCCCGACTTGATTGCCGCCCAAAAGCATTTTAATCGGTGACGGGTCGCGAAGGAACGCTAACTGCGGGGGCGTCGGGCGATAGTACGCAAGCGGGTTCGATTGCGTGCGCTGCTGCAGCTGTAAAACGCTTCGGGCTAACGCTAGCATTAAACGTCGACGCCGCGACGGGCGCGCCCTGCCAGTATCATTATTTCGGCAATAATGGTTAGCAATTCGTCTGCTACGTCGTGAGGGGGCTTTTTTAATTCTTCGGCATATATCGCAGCAACGAATAAAGCTGCGTTAAACATCGTTTCGCCGGATAGGTCGAATTCTTTTTGCTTACTCACAAATATTTTAATTAGCTCTTTGGTTTCGTCGAAGTGCATTATAACCGCCTGTCGTATAGGTCGACGCACGCTTTAAAATCTTCGGCTTTGCTGCAAACGTCATGCACTGCGGTTTTATTTATGAGGTTCGATATTTCTTCGCATTCCTTGCCCGACGTTTTCGCATCGATGCCCCTGCCAGTCATTCGGCAAAACATTTCGCGGCATAAGCCCTGCCCATAATCCGCGATATAATCTGCGCTGCATGGCACTTTAAGCAGGTCGGGTTCGGTTAGGTTTATCGAAGGTTTGTGCAGCTGCATCGTTTGTTCGACGATTGCCGTTATATCTACTGGTTCGGGCTGCGGTTTGTGCCGTTCGACATAAACCCAAACCGACGACGTTAACGCAATGCCCCCAAAGGCCCCTGCTAATATAATCGCTATCATATTATCCCCCATGAAATTTAACCACGTTCGAAGCATCGATGCTTAAACGGTTTTGCAAACGTTGCCGAAGTACGGGCGGCATCGAAAGCACGGCTGCTTCAATCTGCCCCAATATTTGTTCGTCTGTCATTGCTTCGAGTCCGTCCGCCGTTTCGTCGGCTGCTTCGACGCGCTGCAATTCTTGCACGACTGATAAAAGCTGCCGCTGCAATGCTGCGTAAGCCTGCCACGACTGCGCAACGGCTGCCGAGGTTGCTGCGCTTTGCAATTCGTCGACTTGCTGCCGAAGCAATGTTAGCGCATCTTTGGGGGCAGCTTTTGTTTCGTCGGGTATCGTGTCCAAAGGCGCGTCTTTCCGGTAACCGTATCGACGTTCGAGTAACCACGCAGCCGCGCGCCAGTCCTTTTTACTTCCGTCCTCTATTCGTTGCAGCATTAAGTCGGCGCGGCTTTGGTCGGCTAACTGAACCTGTTTATAAAAGTCTGCCCATGTCGCATCGCCTTCCCTGCCTTTTCGGATATATCGATGCAGCGTGCTTTCCCCAACGCCGGCAGCTTGCGCAGCGAGCTTAAAGGTCGCCCCCCTGCGCAGAGCTTCTAACGCCGGTTGCAGCTGTTTAACGGTTACGCGTTTTCGTGCCATAT